TATTCAAAACTAACTACAACTGCAGTACCATTTGCAATTCCAGCAATTGGTATTAGTCTACCTTCATCATAGAAATTATCTCTTTGGCCGTTGTCTAAAGTAAATGAATCTAGTTTATCAACACCACCAATAGTTATAGCCGTTACTTTTTTAATATCAGCTTTATCTAATGGGATATATCCTGTTGAAGAATTATAAGTAAATGATTGATTGCTTAAAGTTTGTTTTGTTTTTGTTTTAAGACCAGTACTTGTTTTTTGTACTGAGAAAATAACTTGTGCATGAATATTATTAGCTGCACCAGTAATACTCGATGAAATATTTTGAATTGTTAATGTAGTATCACCAACTGCAGTTGTAATATCTCCAGGTGCTACCATTTCTGGTGCATTATTTCCAACAGCAATCATTACATCTGATTTAGATTGTAATGTACCACCAAAGTTATTAAATGATACTGTTGCACTAGTTCCAGTTCCACTAAATGTTCCTTGCACTCTTTGTCTTGTCACAAATCTAGGTGGGTCAGCTGGAGTTGAATCTAGTAAAGATTTAACTGCAGAGAATGGAAGCTTAAATACTAATCCATTATTACCAGTATCGTACCTAACACCAGTATTAGATAATGTTGCTGTAAAATTCTGGCCGCTTGGATTTGTTTGTGCAATAGTAGTTACTGTACTAAAACTACCAGATGTCATATTAATATCAAAAAGATATACATGGAAAATTGTATTATTAAATTCTTCAACACCTCTAATTCTACATGTACCAGCAGCACCACCACCACTGAGTGTAGCAGTTTTATACGCTCCGGAAGTACCACCAATATCAGGCATTCCTCTTATACTGGATTTAGTAACTTTAATATAGTTACCAATTTGCATTGAAACAGATTGTTGATTTTCGTTAACATGATCTCTTGGCTTATCAACGGCTACATATTTAGTAGCAAGGTTTTCAATTCTATGTCCTTTGACATATGATACCGAAGGCTCAACACCAACTGCAAGTTTAGTAGCATCACCACCATTAGCAGCTGTTAGATAACCACCATTACCAGCTTCATCATCTAAATGTTCTCTAATATCAAGAGTATAAGGTCTTACAGCATAATCGCCTGACTCTTCGTGTGTTCTTCTAGCTAGTCTTGAACTAAGTTCAGTTCCACCAGTTTTATCTGTAGTTTCAACTTGTACAACACCATCTCTAATTTTTAATAATAGAATATAATTAGAGTATGTTGTATTAGGAGCAGTTAAAGATTCTTTAATTAAAGCAGTTTGAATTTTATATCTATGAGCACCAGGAGCTGCAAAGTTTGGAGTTCCTTGAGCATTATCATTTAGTGAACTATCAGAAGCACTATCTAAATCAAAAGTTTCTGTTACATTTAATCCAATGATATAACTTGGTTCGTTTGTATATTTGTCTAAGATAATAGACTGGCCAGCTACATAAACAAAAGTTCCTGCTATAAAATAAGCACCTTCTTCTATGTTAGCTACTGAGCCTTTTCCAATAGGACTAATTGATGATTCACCGACCTTTCCATAAAGAGCAGTACTAGCATCATTAACAAATACTTCATCGGCAGCAAATTTATCAACATTTTTATTTGGACCACCACCATTTAAATATCTAATATATAAAGTATTACGATCTGATCCAGTCGCAGAAATAGCATTCAGAACAAGCGCGCTAACTTGATTACCGGTATTACTAGTACCGGTAATTGTTGAACCAATTAAAGAACTTAAATTACCTGCTTGATATGTAGTATTATATGTTGTAGAAGAATGTGTAAAAGAAGCATTAGTCAATTTAATAAAATCATATTCAGTATTAATAGTAACTTTGCCGCCAACAACTCTGGACCCATCTTTAAAATTATATTGGCCAAGCTTATCTAATTGAGATTGAAAAGCTGTTTGTATTTGAGTTAATTCTCTTGCTTGTACTGCATGACCAGGCCTAAACTGGATTCTATGATAATTTTTAGTTTCATCATAGTCATCGTAGTATGGCGCAATATTATAATTTTTTACTCGTGTAATTCCCATTTTATTCCTCTTTAAATTCTAATTTCTAGAATTCAACTATTAATTTAATATCTTCAATCTGTGATGATGATCTATTAATAGGATCTCTATTTTCCAAGAAGATCAATTGACCACTATTTCTTTTTACTTCAGGACCATATCCATTTGATACTGTTCCAAAAGGATCACCAGTATTTAATGTAGCACTACCACCATTTGGCAATGTTCCAGTAATTGTGTCACCACTTACAAAATTACCAAATCCAGTTTTACTATTTTGATAATAGTATAATACTTTATTTGAAGTATCAATTTCTACTAAGTATGCTTTTGCCAAGCTTGTTGATCCACTAATAACTTGATCGACTGCAAAGCCAGTTAATGAAGCGCCACTGTCTAATCGTAAAGCTCTTCTAGCTCTTAATGTTGTAGCTGAAGCAATAACATCTGAACCAAAGTTTTGTGGATTTTTAATTAATGCAATTTGTCTGAAGTCTTGACCTACTGTTAAGTCACCACCTTCTGAACCAGATAACTGAGTATTAACTGCAACAAAGAAAGCTCCAAGTTCTGAAATAGGATCTGTTCCATGACCATTAGGTGGAGCAATTACAGCTCTAGCAGTTGCTAATGAACCACCACCGCCACTTATTGTAATATCTACTACGTTATAATCACTTCCTTTATCTGTAACATTAATTGAAGTTACAGTTTGAGCATTTCCAGACCCAGCCATAACTGCAGTTGCAGTAGCACCAGTACCATCACCAGTAATTGTAATTGTTGGAGCCGAACTATAATCTTGACCAACATTAGTTACTTCAATTCTTTCAATACCACCAGCGTTAGCATGTGATAGAGAATTAATCTGAGCAGTTTGGTTAGCATAGTTAACATCAGTTGTTGCAAACCTACCAAAGGTTAACGTACCACCATCACTCAGTGATTGAGCACTTGATAAAGTAAGTGTAGTGCCACTAATAGCTGCAACTGTTACTGAACCAGAAATACCAGCACCTGTAACAAGCTGGCCAACTCTTACATTAGCATTAGCTGCACTTAAAGTAACTGATGTTGAAGAACTTGTTGCACCATTAACGGTAGCAGTTGTTGGATATGCTAGAGTATTAACTGGCATATATGAAATAGTTAAGAATTTTTCAGCATCAACAACAGTAACAGTATACATGTATTTCCACTTATAACCATCTGATTCTGCAGTTGGTATAGTATTAATATGAACCGGTTCAATTGTGGATGCACCAGCACCAGCTTCAATACATTTATAAACTTTAAACTCAGATGTAATTATATAAAAAGCTTTATCGTAGATTGTAGCATCATCTGAATCCCACGCAACATAAGCTCTACCAGAAGTCCAGGTATGTCTAGGTACAATATGAGATACTTCTCCTGCTGTTACTTTTTTCATACCAATCATTTGTTGGTATGCTCCCGCAATATTGTCAATATTATCTAGAGGAGTGAATGGTGTAGTATCAGTAGTATCACTAGTTGAATTCGACCAAACATCTGATTTACCGATAGCTACATAAACACTACTAGAGGCCACATCCTCTTTAAAGTTTTGAGCATTGACTACTCTAAATGGTGTTGTTACGATTGCTGTCATTTTTCTATTCCTGTGCTATAATAGCTTTGTTGTTATATCTATTTATAACAGTTCCTGGGAAGTTTTCAATAGTATTTTCACTTAAAAAACTTATTGGATAACCATTTCTAAACATTCTATGGCTATCAAAGTTACTTCCTTTTCTGTTAAAGTAATTATTATTTATAAGGGTTCTAAAGTTGTCATCTCCAACTTCTGTTGCAACATGATTTAAAGATAGTATTAAAATCTCTTTTACTTCTTTTGCTCTTTCTTCAGCTGAAGTAGCAGAACTAAATCTAATAGCAGGATCAGTTACATAACCATTACCTTGATTTGTTATTGTAAATCCAGTTATTTCACCTTTATGTATTGGATTATCTATATCTGATAAATCATCTTCTGCAGCAATTTGTACAGTCGCTGTAGCTTGAACGTTTGTAGTTAATAATACACCATCAGCATCAGTCGCTGTTGGTGAATCAATAACCACACCCGGAGGTGTAAAATATGTTTTATCTCCAATTGGACCAATAGTAGTAATTGACGTTAATTTACTTGAATTAGAATTTAACTCTAAGCTAGCATTCGCTGAAGCAAAGTTTGATCCACCAGAAGATATAGTTACATTATCTACTCTTCCATTTATATCTACCTTGCAAGATAGAGCTGGCGAAGTAATAGTTTGGCCTTCAATTGGATCGCCTGTTACTGTAATGACTGGACCATCAAAAAAATCTTGTCCATTTACAGTAGTTTTTGTTGACTGATCTACTGGATATCCAAACCCTGGATTAGCTATACTTACATTTGAAATTGTGCCATTGCTATCTAGTGTTAAAGATAATTGACCGGTTGTGCTTATATGTCCAACGAAATTTGGTAGAAAGAAAGAAGCAAATGATTGAACAAGCAATGCAACGTCTTCTGCACCAATAACACCAGGCTGTATGCCAGGCATTGATGATAATGTTTTTCTATTTAATCTTCCATAAAGATCTTTATATGTATAAACAAATCCCGGTTGATTTGGAACTGGTATACTACCAATACTTCCTTCATTAAATCCTGTATCTAATTCTACAAGATCTTGTCTTATATTATCTCCAAGAGCAGCACGAGTTAACTGAGTTAAAATTAAAATTTCACCGAAGAAAATAAAACCTGCTGGGTGAACTAATTTATCAAATGCTGTTTCCCAGTCACTTAAATTTTTACCGGTTCTTACTACATAAGAAAACTTTTGATAAAACTTTGAGTCTTGTAATTTAACATTATCAGATAAAAATCCTTTATGATCTAGGTATTGATTAAGACCTTGGTCCCATTTACCTGAAGATGGAATTAAAGTTTTATCATATGGAAACGTTGTTTCTACACTTTCATTAAATAATAATCTAAAAAATATTTCAATTGAATCTGATGTTCCTTTTAGTTTATAAAAGTCAACTATGTTTTTATATAAGTTTCTTTTATTAACAGTAAGATCTCTTGGAATAGCTGCAGCAATTTCTTTCTGCATTAATTCTAAATAATCATCTGTATTTTTATCAATGTTCATTGCTTCTTCAATAGCATTAATAATATAAGAAGGACCAGGACCAACCCAATAAGTAATAGGTGTTATTAATTTTGCTTGCTTACCATTGTGAGAACTATCTAAATTAAGAACAGAAAATGTTTTACCAATTTCTGTAGTACGATCTTTTAATGTACCAGGTAATTCATTACCGTTAGATATTTGTACATTAGTTCCCGTTAAAGTAATAGGTGTTTCATTACCCTGATCATCAATGACAACTAAGCTTGAGCTAGCTCCATCAAAGTCAGTAAAGAATTCGTTATTGTCGTCACTAGGATCTAATACTCTAAACACTGCTCTATTAGAAGCAACAAGATCTGTAAAAGTTTCAGATTCCGTATATATGAATTCTTTCATGTTCATGAATTCATAGTACTTTTCTAGAAGCTGTTTAATACCAGTATCGCCAGAGTCAGTTAAGATCTCTTCAGGTATTAACTGATCTATACGAAGATCTTCTTTTGTCTTCTTTTTAAGTGAGGCTACCGATTCTATATAATTCGGATTTCCTGCGTCTGATCCATATCCACTCATTATGTGCTCGATCTAAATCTTGATGTTGTTGAATAGTTAATACTACCAGAAGAACCTGATGTTGCAATAGTATCTTTATCTGCAGTCATTGTAGTTCTTGTAGAATCAATAGAAAGTATTTCATCTCTCTTTGGAGCAATATCCAATGAGTCAGGTGTAACATTAATTCTAATTGCAGTAGTATCATCTGGAATAAATGAGTTAAGAGTAATTGTACCTTCTGAAGGATTCACAACTCCACAGTCATTTATTGTAGTAACTTTTGTTGAACCAACTAATTTATAAGCAAATATTTTTCTATTAGAAGAATTAGGTATTGCAGTATCAGCAAAGTAATTATCAATACCTCCAAATTTAAAAGGTGTAGATGTTATAACAGATTCTTCTGCTCCACCAGGAACATAGAAAGAACCTGGATATACTAATTTAAAATTATTAGATATACTTGTTAATGGTGTAATTGATTGAAACAAGAAAGGTCTTACTGTTGAGTTTAGAATAGCTGGATCAGAAGAATCAATTGCTCTTAGAATTGCTGAGTGCCTGAATACTCCATCAAACTTATTTAAATCATTTAATGAGTAATCATCAATAACATCCGAGACCACAGACTTAAGTTCAATATCTGTTCTATCAGTTAAGTTAGGATTATATTTAAATGCTACATCTAATTCAATAAAAGAATAATTAGGATCTACAACAGTTGGTGTAATAGATACTACGTTCTTTCCAGCTAAAACCGCACCAGTTACAGTAGCCTTTTCGTCATCGGTTAATGTATCAGCCGTCTTAGGTTTAATAGCAATAAAGATTTTACCATAATCTGGTACAGCTTCATCTTCACCACCCCATGTAGAGATAGCATCGATGTTAGAAAATTCTCTTTGAATAATAGCTCTATAATCATCAGCCGTCACTGCTCTGTTTTGAGATGTATAAGTCAGGGGAGCGTTATATCTAATAGATTCAAGTGTCTCTCCGTCAGCTCCACCCGCTGCTGTTTTAACTGTGGTGACTGTAATATTAGAAAAGCCATTAATATTATCTACCATCTGAAATACATTAGCACCATTTGCTTCAGTACCATTTGAATAAACATAATCAAGAGTTACAATATTATTGTTTAAAGGTTTAGAACCAGTTACTCCATCACCGAAATAAACTTCATAGAAACCAGAAGTATTTTCTTGTAAATGATATATCTTACTTGAAGCATCTACATTTAAAAGAGTAGCAAACAAAGTAAAGATATCAAAAGAAGTAGATTCCTCGTTAGCTTGTACTCTTGTTCTGAGTGTAGAAGTATCAACATTTTTATGAGGGATCTGATGTTTTTGATTTTCAATATCATTATCCACTCTGTATTTAATAGAGTTATAATTACCTTCTGCGATATCTACGTTATTATAAGTATATGTACTACCAGAAATTGTAGCTGACTGAGTATTTAAAGTAACAAATTGATATGTCTCTCCATCTACTGAAGTACTTAATTTAGTTCCTCTTGGAAGATTTAAGTTTGTTGGCTTATTACCAGCAACAGCTGAAACATCGACAACTAAATTAACGCTTGCTCGCGGTGATAGCCGCGACGCCGGAACATATCCTAGCATACGAGCTCTTGAGACTGCATTACCTCTAATTTGAGCTGAGTCTAGAAAAGCTTCGTTTAAAGCCAAGTGTCCGGCCATAGCATTATAATGTGTATTATAAGCTAGAACGTCTAATAGTACATTCAGACCTGCTCCATCAAAATCATAGTCATTAAAGACTGTTTGTCTCTTAAGGAAATTTTTAAGATTTCTTTTGATGTCGTCGAAGTCTAGTTCGGTTGTTTTTAAATTTGATGCCATGTTATTACCTTAATCTTTGTAGAACGATCTCTACCTCTGTATTTAAATCCATTTCGATTATTTGAAAATGCACAGTAATACGATATGCATTTCTATCTGATTGATCTTCAATACCGACTCGATTTACTCTTATTCTTGGTTCGTAGTCGATCAGTACTTGTTTAACACCATCTGATAATTCGTATTTAGTAATAGCATCAGCTGGTTCAAATAATAGACCTCTTAGGTTAGCTCCAACCAGTGGCTGAAAAGGTCTTTCAAAGAAGTTAGTTAAGATTAAATTTTTAACTGCATTCTTTATTGCTGCATCATCTTTCAATGGCATGATATCATTACGTATTGGATGACGAGTTAATTTAAGATTTAAATCCGCCCAGCCTTTCTTACGTGATACCGTACTAATTGGTCCTGATGATGCTGATCTGTCGCTACTATAGTTTGCCATATATCTATTTATACTCTTAGTCTTCTTCTTCTACTACAGGTTTTGCTATTGTAGGGAATTGATTTGATCCCTCTTCTCCAGCTGGAATCACTTCGCCATCTGCATCGAGAGCGGCTTCAGGTACATTTAACAAGGGAGTAATTGATACCGTGATA